CACTCTCAGGACGAGCTACCTTGGTACCGTAGATGCGATCAGAAGTCAGCAAGGTTCCGAGGAATTCCTGCTTATACTGAACCTGTGAACGGATGCCTTTCTGCTCTGCAAGAACGATTGTGTCCTTATGAGCCATCATTGCACCACGTGAGGCGACCCCGTTAGTTACACCGTTAGCACTAGCCGTTTCAAGGACAGGACAATTAGATGATACATACACATCCATGCCATATACATTACCAAGCTTACCGTTGACAACCGTCTGTCCAGCACCGAAGTCGCTTGATACATAACGATCAATACCCATCAACGCATTACGTGCTGAAGGAGGTATGATTAAGAAACGATCTGACATTGGTACATCGTTATCATCCATCTTCTGGATCATATTACGAATGAACGCATCGGTTAAGATATCCGCAGCAAGCACAGTATCGTTTGCCCATGCAACCGCTGGCCCTGAACCACCAGCGTTGTACCACGTTGCGTCTGATTCCCAGTCACTGCCGTCAGCGGCAGGAGCAGCTACATAGCCACCTGTTCCAAACTCTGTGCCACGGATGAATAGGTTATCATCAACAACCTTAGACATGGCATAACCCGCATCTTCGGTATAGAATCTACGCAATGAAGTCTGAGATTGCACATCGGCAAAGTCTTCGATCATACGTGAGTATTCAAAGTGTTGATCAACAACGATAGACAACTGTGTATCGGAGTGCTCTTGGATTGTTACCGCTGTACTAGCGGCCTTAGCTGTTGCTGCGCCACGGACAGGCTTAGGGATATACATTGTATCACCCTTCTTACCTACCATTGACATCTTGCGAACTAGAGGTGCAAGCACCAAGTTCTTTTGGTATGCCGCTATGATCTCATCTGACCAAATCGCGGGGATAAAGTTTGCCGCATCGGATGCGGTTACTGTCCCGTCTTGATTGGGATATACTGAACTAGCCATTGTTTTACTTCCTATTTAATTGAGTTAAGTTTACCTGACTCGTTTCTCCGCATATGCCAGCATTATTTCGTCGGCGTTTGCTTCGTACCTGTCAGGGTCTTCCTGCATGAGTTTAATCAAGTCCGATCTTCGATAGACTTTCCTTGAAGTTTCGCCAGTGCCTCTGGTTGAACCTGTGGATGCTCGTTTGATGGAGTCTTTGCGTGTGGCCTTTTCAAGCTTCACGGTCTGTTCCACGATACCCTTACGTTCTTTCCAGTTCGTAAACAATTCATCTGCCGCATCAGTATCATAACCTGTATCGGCTGCTTCGTACAGCTTGGTTCTGATCTTGGATGCTTTAATCCAATCTGCAAAAGCGGTGTCTTGCACAATATCATGCATATCTGGATGCTTCTGCTGGATGTCCATCATCGCGGTTTGTCTACGATAGTTATCATTAAACTGTTGTGCTTCTTGAATCTTCGGATGGTTATCAATTGCTCTCGCAACTGCCTTGTCTGGGTCATCAAAGAAATCCAACGGTTCTTCTTTAGGTGCTGGGTCGTTCTGTTTGAGTTGAGTCTTGATGTATGAATCTACCACGCCTCTGAGTTCTCCAACCTCTGAACTCTGCTTGCCAATCTGCTTCTCAGCTTCTTGGTGCATTCTTACAACATCTGATAAATCCTTACCGCGATACTTCTCAGGTAGTTCATTCTCATCCGTTGGTTCGTCAACTGGCTCTTCGGTGCTTTCAAAGGTTAGCTCTGGTAGAGCGTCTTCTTCAGCCCATAGTTGTTCGTCCGTCAATATCTCGTCGTCTTCTAAAATAATCATTCGTGATTTCCCGTGAGGTAACTCATTGTGGGTTAGGTGTAATACAACGGTAGTCTTATAACTGGTGTCGTTGTTCGTGTGCTATCTGTTTGTCTCTTCGTTTAGTCCACTTGTCAGCAGCGGTGGGAAAATCCCCACATGCACCGTCTAGGTAAAAGAAACCACCAGATATAACTTTGGTCATCTTAGCTTCACAACCACAGCCGCAGTAGATTGTGTCTTGTGGGTTGGCTAAGTATTCAATTGTTGAATTGCAAGAGGAGCATTGGTAATCATTAAGCTGTTTCATAGCTCACCCGCAAGTTTAATTTGATGCTCAAGGGTTAAGAAATGATTGATCATATTGAGTTGTCCTTTGCTGTAGTGTAAGGATTCAATGGTATCAACCTTGGTTAAGTCGTTAAGACGCTCTTGTGTTTCTTCAAGGTCTATCATTAATGCCGACCAACCGGATGTGCTGAACAATTCGTTTAATGCTTCCAGGTACTCATCGTCTGTCATTTTTATACTCTTATGTTATAGTTATATTATACCATACTTTAAGATAAATGTCAAGCTTTATTTAGACTTCTTTGCATTTAACTTAGATTGTAACTCCTTGATCTCACCCTTCAGTTCTTCCATTGCTAATTCTTGCGCCTTAAATGCTGCATTAATTTGTTCTGCTAACTGGTTTACTCGTTTCTCATCTACGTACATTCATTAACCTCCTATGATGTTTTGGAACGTAGGTGCAAATTCCAACAATAAGATTGCACCCATAACAATATAAGCCGTCTTTTCTAAGGTTGCAATGCGGGTATCGTGTTTGTCTAAACGTGAGGCGTGAAGTATTTGTTGATCTTTTAATGCATCAATCTTCCCCTCGCGTTTCCCCGCATCGTAACCCTGATCAACCATTAGAGCTTGCCCTTCGCAAACTTAATAAAGACTTCACGATTGTCTTTAAACTTACGTACTGCTTCATCATCAATGTCCGTATCGGTACGTTTGGCAAGGGTTTCAGCGTAGTCTGTTATGGCATCAAATGATGATTCAAACAGCCATCCTATTAACATCTTCTTAATCATGGTCATTCCTATGTATTGTAGTAAAAAGGGCATTATGGTTTACTCCTGTGGCAGCCCTTGCGGCATGCCCTGAGACTCCGCAGGAAGCTGCTCAGGCAACGATTGAGGTACTTGTGGTACCATGGTATTGCCTTGCATTTGAAGAGCCTCACGACCCGCCTGCTGCTTTATGTTTAACTCCTTGTCTTTGAGGTATCGATCAGCGGTCTGTAGTCTTCTACTGAACTCTCGGTCATCCTGCTCACCTGTATCTAGGTTAGCCGTGATGGCCCTGATCTTATCTATCTCAAGTTCCTTTGGTATTGACTTGGCTTCTTCCATGTACTTAAAGGCTCTGGCTGTGCTCTCCTTGCCTTGTGCCGCAACCATTCCCGTCTGTGCTTGCTGGAACTCTGCCGCTGCTTTTGCTGCCTCTTGTGCCTGTTGCTGCGCTGCCTCATCGGGCTGTTGCATTTGTTTAATCTGCTCAAGGAGTTCTTGACGATTAGATATGTTCATGTTATCAATGACGCTACCAATCAACGGTAGATACATGGGGGAATCCTTACCCATGGTCTGCAATAGCTGCACAAGCTGTGTAACCTCATATTCTCTAGCCATGATACCCAAAGAACTAGCGGCTGTAAACTTGTAATCGTAGACGGGATATTCGTCTGGCTCAAACTGCATGTATCTCCAAGCTGCCTTGGCGACGAAGGGAAGTAAGAAACCATCTTGAAAGTTTAGGAGGGTACGTTTGTGACGTTTAATGACGGCACCAAGGGACATCGAGATGCCAGCGGCGGTAGACTCACCATTGACCGCACCAGATATGCCTGATGTGTCCACGGCACCTGTAGATTGCTGCACCATGTCTTGTAATGCACTGGCCTGTGCGAATGTAATCTGGTTGACCTGTCCAAAGTTAAACGGCTGTAGAATTTCAGCAGGATTACCGTTGGTTAATAGAAGTTTACCCGCCCGAATCTCTGGTTTTGTACCACGAGGAATACGAGTGGCATCAATTGCCATCATTGGATGTACCGTGAGGGCCAATGCGTCAATACGTGCGCGTAATTCTGCGTCCAGTGCTTTCTGAGAGTTGTAACCCTTCTCACATACGCCCCTTCCCCAGAATCTGGAGGGTACCGTGTCCCATGAGAAGGCAATTATGTTACGATCTTGCATCATGTAGGGATTTGCCACGGCCTTCAGGAGTGTTCCTTGGTTTGCAATGACAACCATGGCCTCGATGTACTCACCAATGTGGTCATCGGGGATTTCCTCGCCCGTATCCTTCAATAAATCTACAGGTACAAGCCCATAGTAGCGCGTGAGGCGTACCTTGTCTGACTGATATACCGTGAGGGACTCATCGGCCTCAATCTCTAGGTCTTCTGATGCGTCATTAATGTCCACTTCATCATAAATACCAGCATCCATTTGCTCCAATACCTTATGCATGGATACAAACTCATCGATACCTACACCCATTGCGTCATCAATACTGGTTGCCAGTGGATCAATGATGAAATTCTTAGGCATGATTGGTTTAAGTTTAACCACGGTACGTTCTTGAATATTAACACCCACCGCCTTCATCTGTCCATTCATTATGGACTCAGATGCGGGGGTCGATTGTTTAACAACGTCCAGCACAACCTCGGCAATGCCCGTTCCAAAGACTGCCGCATTGAGTATTACCTCGGACATGTCCTTACGGATGTTTGCAAAGGTAAAGTCTTCATGTAGTTTGTTACGAAGGTACTCAACATCGGTGGTATCCTTGTCACCCATGTTATCCGTCAGGTCAAACCAACGACCACGACCAAAGGTGGCCTCCTCGATCTCAGCAACGGATGACTCAACGGCCTGTTGTAATGCGGGAGCAATGATTCGTGATCGTTCTGATTTACGAGTCTTGTCTTCTTCTGCCCAGATGCCACGCCATAGGCGATAGTATTCATCGTGGATTTCTTTATAGTTCTGTCTATAATGATCTTGCCATGTATCGGTCTTGTACATCACCCACTCTTCTAGGGTTTGTCCTGTACTCGTTTCATTATCTTCTATCATAGTTTAATATCCAGTGAATGCATCAAGTGGTTCATAGTCGTCTATTTCTTTTTCTTCTTCTTAGGTACAGGTAGTTTTCTAGTTCGTTTCTGTTCTTTAAGAGGGGTTGCACTATCCTTACGTACACGGGGGCCGCCAATGTTGGGAGAAGCATTAAAAGATTTACTTCGTTTCTTTGCAGTTTTATCCATGGCTTCTGGGGTTATAGTCCCATGACCTTTGTTTAGTTTCCTC